TAGCATCCATTAAGTGGTTGAAGTCGTCTATCGGCTTATTGAGGCTCTTCCCGAACTTGTCCTTAGCCCAGGTATAGTTGCTAATCTCAGTGAGGAAGTTCACGCACCTCGGATGTATGATAATCTCAAAGTCCTGGATAAACTGCACACCCGAATTAATAGAGTCGCTACCCTTCTTAGAACCTCGTACAGTCAGCCCATAGCCCCGTAGCTCATCTATCGATTTAGGCTCTGCACAGTCAGCTGTAACTCTGTCCTTCGCATGTCCCATAGAGCTAATCTCTTGGTATATAGCCCTATTCGACAAACCCTTCTTGTAGAACTCGTCGTACACCCATATCTTGCGTGCATCCACGTCTATGTACCCATCAAAAAAGGCAGCCGGGTCGTTTGTGTAACCGAAGTCTAGACCATAGGCTGACTTTATGTCGTAATTATTCTGTATCTCTTTGAGCGTGAACTCTTGCTCTTTCCAGTTCTCGTATACTAGACCTTCTACAACTCCCCAACCGCCGAGACCAGCGACCGCATATCTTCGAGGGTTGCGAACCCTCATTCGCTCGAACGTCCTCTTGTCGGCAATGTCTAGCCACTCATTGCATAGGTAGTTGGTAGTTAGTGCAAGTATGTCGGCGTCCTCTACATCAAAGAACCTTGCCTTTAGCCAGTGCTTTTCGTTCCAAGGGTTGAAGGTTAGCGTTATCTGTTTGAAGAGGTTGTCCGGAACAACCCCTCTGATAGATTCGTCTATCATGTCAAAGTCGCCCTCGGTCATAACCTCGTATGCCTCTTCTATCCAGCACCAACATAGCACGCCTTTACTCACTGCAACGGATGCAATCTTAAGCGGGTCGTCAAGTCCTCTGAACAGTATCTTTTGACCTGTGGGCTTATAGGTTGCCTCTAGCGGAGACATCTTGAAGTCCCACTTGTCAGATACACCTAATCTATTCACCGCCCACTGTAGGTCACTATAGCAACTGTCCTGTAACGTTCTGAATACCTTACGCACTACAAGAGTGTTAGCTTCCGGATACCTCATCATTGAGGCGATAACCCACAGCGCTGTAGTCTTTGACTTCTTCGAAGCACGTGAGCCCTTAACAACTCTATATCGCCCCTTGAACTTCCAAAACTCACCGTAACCCTTACCGACTAGCTTCGGGATGTCAATGCGTTTCTTACTCTTCGACGTCATCATATCCAACAAACTCAACTGCGATATTTCCATCAACAGCTACCTTGTCAGTAAATGCACCGTATCGCTTACCGAGTAACTCCGCAGCCCTAATTCGCTCCTTCTCGTTAGGTGGTTTATCAATTAGTCTCGCGCACGATACTCCGTCGCCCTCTCCCTCGACAACAACCTCAGTTGCTGCAGTTTCTCCGCGCATAACTGCTGTGAGGTACTGGAGCACTTCTGTTTGATCCGCTATCTTCGCTGAGTTAATCGCCTCGAGTCTTTCGTCGATATATGTTTTTATATGAGGTTTCTTGAGGTTCTCCGCTCCTTGCTGATAAGCAGCTTTCTTCGCATATCCTGCCTTAATTGCTGCATCTGTCGCATTACCGCTGATGATGTACTCATCTGCGAAACGCTGCTGCTTTATTGTAAGTCTCAAGTACATCACCTCCTTCAAGGTACTAAAAAAGAGCCCCGAAGGACTCTTTGCTTTGTATTATGAATTAAGATTAATTTGATTGTTACCTTGAACCGTTTGCACAATAGCTGCAGAACACAGGGTCGGTAACACTGTGTCCATTAAATCCCCTCTTTTCAACAACTTTCAGCTTACCACTCGACAACTTTGCGTCGAATTTCGTGCTTCTGCCTTTAACATCTTCAATTCTCTTAACAATACTTTTACCCATTATAAAGACCCCCTTGTGCAAATGAATGCCCTCATATCATTATGAGTCATATAATCTTCACAGATGTTATGGCATTCTAAAATCAGTTCCTGTGCATCTGAATCTTCTCCAAAATCTTCAATTTCTAACTTTAAACTTCTCAACACCTGAATATTCAAAGGTCTACCGTGCGCTTTCCACTTATCATAATCAGAAAGTGATTTAGCTATTTCAGCAGCCCTATCTTTTTTATATTGTTCATCCACAGTCTTTTTAGAAGTAGCTCTGATGTTCCAATTTTTAAATTTATATTTAGCTAACCAATCGACCAACAGCACCTCTGTTAAATTTACCGCCTGCTCATATAAACTTATTTCTGCTAAATCAAAATCTTTTAAAATAAGGAATTCCGCCTCGCAAATTGTTTCATTTTGCGCCTTTTCTAAAAGCATATTTATTTTCTCTAAATACCCTAGCGCTGGTACGAATCTTCCATCTTTATTCGGTACTTGGGGGTCAATAGGACCCAGTACAGAATTATAATCCATATAGATGTTATCACCACTCATACATAAAATCGTGCCTGCACTATAAGCATGATCTGGAACAATAAAATCCACATCGTCATAATTATGCCTAAATATATTAACCAATCTTTCAACGGTGAAAGCATCGCCGCCGTTCGTAGTTAACAACACGCATAATCTCGATTTTTGACTCTCCTTTTTTAGTAAAGTTACAAACTCTCTAGCTATGCTTAAAAGTCCCGGTTCAATAGGACCATTTATGTATAGACAGTCTGCGTCGTATTTGTCTTCGATTCTGCTTAGTAGGTCTTTAATTATCTGACTTGTTTTAAAGCTAATAGGATTTAACATAAAACCTCCTGTCTTATGTAAATACTATATTAAAAGCCAATCATCTTTCAACACTTTTTTACCCAACTATAGATATTCTCTATACATAACATGTATTTTGCCATTAAAAATCTATAGATGAATTTTATATCACAAAAGAAAACCCGATACCAACTGGCACCGGGCAACACCTTATTAAGTTTGACTTTATAAATGGATTTGTTTAAGCAGTGCCGCGAGGGTCTATTCTCCCCCTCCTCTCCAGCTTTGCTTGAGTATATCATAAATCAACATGGTACCTCTAATCAAGTAAAACGACCTCTAATCTTTTGAGAATATCTTGGTGTTTTTGATACAGCCTCTGATATGAATAATTCATCCTATCCGCAGCCGCTTTCCACAGCAATCCCCGTACGTATATCGCATACACAATATCCCTCTCCAGCGGATCACTTAATGAATCAGCTAATTTTGTAGCCTTGCCGACTAGCACATGTAGCTCCTCTATATCTCGCCCGACTTCCGCCCGTAGGTCAACTGCCATACTTAGACAGTCGCTAGCTGAGTCGCACACACTTGATTGTACACGCTCCTTGTACTCAATTGCTCCGCCAGTTGCTCTCGTCTCATACAGCTCAATACGCTGCATCTTGCGCTTTATGTGCTTGCGTAGTTTTGGAATACGCAGCAGTTCCTCTTTAGTTATCGCACTCATGACTCTGCTCCTCTGCTATTCTTCTAAGCTGTCTAGCGATTTTATAGTCTTTGTAAATCTCCACACTCGGCTCGGTTCGCATAAGATATTTTAGTTGTTCGGTCATGATCTCGACGTCTGCTATCTCCTCAACAATTGCCCTTTCGTCCAACGAATCGATAGCCTTTATAAGTTCGCCTAGCTCCTCCTTGCACTTTCCTAGCTGATGTTCTAGCCCGTAGTGGTCAGCTATGTATTTCAAATCTTCGTTAATCATTCCGCACCTCCTAACTGCTCTGCATATCGCTGAGCCTCTCGCAGTGTGTCAAACCTAATCGACTTGTGGTTTCTTGCATATACGTAATGTCCTCTAGTCGCCCAACGACAACCGCTAATTACTCTGATTGCCTCTTGCTCCGTAATTACTGTTACTCCGTACGGGTTCGGAACGGGAATATATTCTTTTGTGTGCCTAAACGCCCCGTAGGACTCTGCACTTAATATCCACTTAGCCATTTTGCGCCTCCTTAATAGGTTCGAGCCACTTTCCATTTTGCTCCCTATAGCTATCAACGATAGGTGGTTCAAAATTAAAGCCTCTATCATTAAATGCCTTCTCGAAATATTCAAGAGTTTTGAGTTTGCCCTCTAGTTTTACCTTATAAGCATTAGCTAGTACGATTTTTCTATCTGACGTGCAAATTGATATTCTCATTTTTAACTCATCCATTTCTTTGAAAATCTCAATCATTGCGTCAGTCCATTCGTTTACCTTTAACATATCCTCATACCATTCAAATTTATTCATGTTTTTACCTCACCTTTATTTCTTTACCGTTTTTTCACAAAACATATTGTTAATTTTGTTTATATAACTAATTTGTTCCCAGTTGTTCCACGGTTGTTCCCAGTTGCTTTTTTGCTATACCCCAGTAATATCAAAGGTGTTCCCAACTTTCCCTTTGTTCCCAACTTTTTTTGACTACACATATATGCGTATATATTTTTTAATATTTTTTGTACACCCTATAAGTGTGTAAATATTTTTGGGAACATTGGGAACAAGTATATATTTATTACTTATAACTATTGAAATATCAACGTTTTCGTTGTTCCCAAAACAGTTTTTTAATTTGGGAACATTTTGGGAACATTGGGAACAAGTTAATCATCATCTTCTTTGCGCAAGAATGATTTTTTAACTGATATGCACCTAGGAGAGGTTGCCCCAATGCGAACTCGTTTGTCTTTTCTGCCTTTGTTCGTATCAAGAACTTTGAGCCTGTCCATATAAGATACTAGTTTCTTATAGTTAATACCCGCCTTCTGACAATGGTCTCTTAATATAGGAGCAACAATATCTACCGTTTCGCTGGTATTTGCTAACCCGTAAATCTCTGGTGCATCTTCGTCAAACTTGTTCCAATTCTTAACTATCCATCCTTTTAACCACTCAACCGCCCTCAAGTCTTGCGATACGTCGTCATGCGTTGCTATGTAAGGCTCGAGGTCTTCTGCTGTAAAGCTCGGCGGTTCGTTTAGAATTATAGAGCTGTAAAACGCCTCGGCCACAACTACTATCGATGCGGCAAGGGCTTGTTTATCGGTGAATCCCTTTTCACTGTACTCGGCAAAGACAGACTGTTGTGCGGTCTTAATCTTCTTACGTGTCTTACTGTCTAATGCCTCTACGAATTCTCGCCCTGCATGCCCGTAGTTCGACTTTACTGCCTCAACTATCTTCATTGGATTGCTGAAGAGGTCGTCTTGGCACTCGATTTCGAATACACGGTTTTTCGCTCCGCCTCCACTCAATTCGCCTGTGATTGGTTGCTCTCCGCTTGAAATAAAGCAGTTTCGCCAGTTCCTAGATGCTTGAATTCCGAGTTGCTTGTTAGACCTACTCTTGCCCGAACCTTCGCAGAGTTCGTAAATCAATCCGTCGAAGTTGTCACTCGCTCCAGCCTTAATCTGTAGCTCATCACATATAACGGGCATGCTATATAGGGTAGATGCGAGGATTTCCTGCGCAACCTTAGTCGAGTTGAATGTCTTAATGTATGATCCGACATCAGGTTTTCCCCATACAGATGCGGCCAACATTAGCGATACAGTCTTACCGCCTCCAGATGCGCCCCAGAAGTGTACGAAGAATGGAAGTGCGTCTAATGGTTCGATTAGAACTGATGCGAACGAGGCAGCTAAAGCGACTTTAGGAGCAATTTTGTTGGATTTTCTGACAGTCTTAACAACCTCTTTCCAATCCTCAATAGTTCCGCTCGGTCTCGTTACGCATTGCTCTAACTCTGGGTAATTATCATCTGCATCGAATTCAATGCCGTCTACATACGGTGAAAAGTCTTTGCCAATCCAACCGAACCGATTTATGCTCTTGATTTCAACAATCTGGTCGTAGTTTGTATCCTCAAAATCCTGTAGATAGTTGACTAACAGTGCTGCGTTGGTACTCGATACTGATACACCTTTATTTGCTAGGGCGACAATGCTCTGCGACGATGTTATCCTCGATTTCGGAACGATAAAGGATTGTAGTCGCTCTAGTTCCGAGTCTCTCGAGTAGGTTATTTCAAGCTTTATTTCGCCTGTAAGACAGTCAATAAATCTCTTTGATATGTATATAGGATGACTGCATGCAAGTTCCATAGTGGTCTTCTGTATTTCTCCCGTGCTAGTTAATACCCATCTAGTCGGCATGTTGAATCCAGCAATTGAGCCTACACTCGATACTGCCTCGCCTCGTAAGTAGTCCGATACGATCGCATTAAAGGCTTTTGCTCCAAGTCCTAGCTCTTTTGCCTCTCTCTTGAGTTGTACGAGGAGCACTTCCCTCTCGCTAACGGTCCTGTCGCGTAGTCCTAACTCGTCAAACACGGTTCCGTCCGCAAAGTCCGACAGCGAGAAGGTCGTTGTTATTTCGTTGTTATTCATATTTATGCCTCCTTGTGCTGTCCTCTGTTGCGAGCGAGTTCGTCCTCATATGCGACAATGTCATCTAGGATTTCCTCTAGTCTGCTAGCCTCTTCATAATCGCCGTTTTTAAAAGCGATACGGTGCTTTTCAGTTAGTTCTAATACTTTTGCCCTGCGAGCTCTTTTTAATTCCTCTCGGGCTGATTTCTGTCGTTGTGCGGTGGCTATAGCTCTGTTGTTCTTCGGTGCATTTAGCTTTGTATCAATTCCAAGCCCTAAGTCTCTATTGATTCGCTCTATTGCCTCAGTAAAGCTGTCACCGTATAAGTTTTGAACGAAGTCGAACATATCGCCACTCGCACCGCATGCCCAACACTTGTATCGCTCGTTCTTAATTGATAAAGAAGGGTGATTATCAGAATGGAACGGACAAAGTGCCTTACCCATGCGGTCGAAATGTGTATCGTAATGCTCCATGACTGACTGTAGGTCTATTAGGTTTTTAATCAGTTCCGCTAGCCTTCCCTTACTCATCTTGTTCCTCCAATAGTGCTAAAATCCTCTGTCCTGTGTTCTTCTTGTGACAGAATTCCACTCGTAACGGATACTTGTGGCACCATGACACGAGAACTCTATACACTTGCTCTCCTCTGACTACTCCTCTAGGTGCTGTCCAGAGCATTAAGTCTTCTATCGTCTCGACTCTGATTGTCTTCTCTCCGTCCTTATAGCTATTCTGTTCGACGAGTAGGATTAATTCGCTACCCGTCGCCTTAACTCGCTCTAGCTCTCTTTTGAACCTTTTATGATCACGTGTGCAGTTCATGGCTAGTTCCGCTATATTCTGCTTTCTGTCTACAACTCGATTCGGTCTTGTGTAGTCCATATAATCGCCGAAGTAGAGTTTTGTAACATCGTACTTGATGCCATTAGAGGCTAGGTGGCGTAGTATGCCATTGATTGCCTTGGGTTTTTCGCGACTATCGATTAGTAAGTACATTGTTACTCTCCTCTAATAACTCTGGATTCTCGTAGATATTGCCAAGTATCTTGAAACCTTGCCCAAATTGACTCATAAATACTATGTTTCCTCTATAGTTCTTATCTATGCATTCAAATACAAAAGCTTGATTTTTGTCGGAATATTTTGCAACTCCTATCCATTCTGAGAAGCCTACCGCTCTTACGATGTCACCCTCATATATTTCTTCTCCATTAATGTTTTTTAACCCTGTATACTGGCATAAAATAAATCGCTCACCTTCTCGGCTAATCTCCCAACATTCCGCGTGATCGTCGTAGAACATAAGTAGTCCATCATCTATCGAATAACTCGTCCACTTTTTAAACTTCCTATCCCATGCTCTAAATTTTATTTCTCTCATGTCTTGCTCCTGCTTCTCTTTTAAAATGGAACATCTTCCTCTATTTCCTTAAATCCGTCTGGTGTCGGTTCGTTGCTACCGTTATCGGATTTCTTTCCGCAGAAGTCGAAGTTACTTACAATCAGATTCCAAGCTGTGCGATTATTGCCGTCTTTGTCCTTATAATTGTTCTGTTCCATTCTTCCTTGGCACGCGATTTCAGAGCCTTTAGAAAAATATTTGTCGATTACCTCGGCTCTTTTTCCGAAGATTGAGCAGTTAAAAAAGTCGGCGTCGTCTCCATAATCTCGATTTACTGCAACAGAGAATCGGCAAACGGCTTTGTTATCTCCGTTACTGTTTTTAAACGACGAGAGCTCTGGGTCCCTCGTCAATCTTCCTTTAATCGCAATTACATTCATTAGTTATCCTCCTCATATATGTCGTACTCTGTAGGTGCCGTTAACACTTTTGTCGCTTTGCAGTAATCACAACTCTCGCATCTATTTGGCTCGATATCGCCGTACTTAATTAATGCGTATCGGTCTATCTTCGCATCGACACCGTGAGCCTTAAGTGCTGCATCTAACATGTGTTGTGGTATGTGAATTACTGCAATATCTGTCGTAGGTTCTTTCGTTGCCGCCACGATGTAAAACGGTAGCGGTTCGGTTCGCCCTGTCGCAATCTGCTCAACTCTCTGATAGATTGCTCCCTGTAGGTCGTATCCCCAGAACTGAATCCAGGGCACTTTCATTCCGAGCCGAGGGTCATATATAGGCTCGAAGTCTTTAACGATTTTGAGGTCGACAATTCGCTCATCTGGAACATATGCGTCCATCTTGATTTTCCAATCGTATCCGAACAGATTCGCTGTCTTGATGACTTGTCTGTCACCCTCTAGGAACTTCATCATGAGCGGGTCGCTTTCGATTCGATTGATAATCTCCTCGGCCCTTACATAGTCAGACTTAAGTGTTCCGTCTTTTTTTAGTAACTCGGGGTGTTGTGCTTTGAAAATATCGAGCGTTCCTTCAAAGTGAGCATCTACATACGAGCCGACGAGAAGGGCGGTAGTTTTCGCCCTCTCGTAATTGCCTGTAATTTCTTCCAATGCACTTACTTCGCAATTTTCAAAAGATTTGAATTGAGACACTCCGAAATACTGCATCTGTGCATCTTTGCTGAAATAATTCTCTGCGGTTAATATCATAGATAATTGACCTCCAAATCTTCTCCGTTAGTGGTTCTTGTTGCAATAAACTGTAGTCCGCGAGCTTTGCATTTCTCATAAAGTTTCGCTCTGTTATCATCGGAAAGCTTTTCTGCTCCATCGATTAGGATTATCTGCAGGTTGTTCGGTTTACTCAATGCCACATCTACGCACAAATTGAGCTTTTCTCCTTCAGATAGGTTTGAGATAGGCAGTCCGTTAATTAAAGGAACTCCGTTCTCTACGGTCAGCCCCTCTACAGGGATTGTTGCGGTCTCAAGAATCTTACCCGGAAGCTCTCTAGCGAGTTCGATTTTTTCTGTATATCCGTTTGACTCTGTTGCAAGAGCTTCACATTCTTCTTGTAAACGCTTCATGCGGTAGAATTCGTTGAGATGCTTTTTCATCTCCTCTGCAGTTCTGACCTCTTCTTCGTCTGCCAAAGTATCCACTTTTTCTTTGTTGATATATTCGTCAGCTACCTGCATATCAGAGTCGAGCTTTGCGACCTTTTCTCTATATGCACTCTCGGCAAGTTCAACTTTATCCGCTAGCTTACCGTCAAGGGTTGTCAGTTTATCCTCTGCTGCGTTTATCTCCGCTTTTAATCTCTCAATTGAGGATGATAAACTCTCTCGCTCTGCTGCGATTTTTTCTCGTTCGGATGATAACTGGATTTCTTTTTCTGCCTCGTAGCCTCTCACTTTGTTGTCGTATGAGTCCTTAAAAATCTTTGCTCTCTCAATCCTGGAATTAATTTCTTTTGCCTTTTCAATTCTTTTGTAAGTATCTCCAAGGTCGTAGTTCTCCCACTTTTCAGCCTCATAATTTGACGGAATTGTTTCGGCGATTTCTTCTACAAAAGCCTTTTTGTTCCTCAGTTCTCTGTTGATATCTTGACGGGTCTGAAAGTAATGTCCGTTTTCAGCCTGTATGTCGTTGAGTACCTGTAAAATATTCTGCTCGTAGTTAACATCTGGAGGGATCTCTCCGAACTGCTCTTTTATCCAATTCAAATCCCAATCGAACTCGATTAAGTCTAGGATTGCCCTGTTTTGCTCTTTCTTTGATAGTTGAATAAACTTGACTGGATCTAACTGTAACGGTGTAAATATTGTCTTTAACATTGCCTCTGGTGAGCTAACTACTTTGCCTCCGTCTTTAATCGACTTGTAATCAGCTTGGTTTGCTCTTTTTTTACGGTCTATATAAAGGCCTGTATCAGTTTCGATAAGGATTTCGCCCTCGGTTTCTCCCTTTTTTAAGATGTAGTC